CGGTAGTCAGATTTTTGACACCGCTGGTGCATTGACACACGATAAAAGTGCAGAAAAACACTTGATGAAGGCTATCACTGGCTTCATCAACGAATTAAAAATATAAGTAGGAGACTACGATGGCAGTGAATTTTACAGATCTACTTGAAAATGCGGAATTGGCAACTGATGTCAAAGATGCTCTTCAAGAAGCCTGGGATTCTAGAATTACTGAAGCAAGAGAGGAAATTACTGCAGAACTTAGGGAAGAATTTGCACAAAGATACGAGCATGACAAAGGTCTAATCGTTGAAGCAATGGACAAATTCGTAACTGAAAAAGTTGAAGCAGAAGTGGCCGAAATTGCCGCAGAGAAGGAATCACTAGCAGGTGATCGAGTCAAATACCATAAAGCCATTAGTGAACATGCTCAGAAACTTGACAAATTTGTAACTCAAGCAGTCGCAAAAGAAGTTAAGGAACTGAGAGCAGATAGAAACAGAGTAAGCGAACATGTAACGAAATTAGATAATTTTGTTGCAGATCAACTTGCAAGTGAACTATCCGAGTTCCACGAAGACAAAAAAGGTCTAGTAGAACAAAAAGTTAAAATGGTAAGAGAAGGCAAGAAGCAATTAGCAGAAGCCAAGAAAGACTTTATTAAGAAAGCCGCAAACAAGGTCGAAGGCGTTGTAAACGGTGTAATTGTTAATGAAGTCAAATCTTTCCGTGAAGACATTACTAAGGCTCGCGAAAATGACTTTGGTCGCAGAATTTTTGAAGCATTTGCAAATGAGTATGGCGTAAGTTACCTCAATGAAGCAAAAGAAATCAAGAAAGTACAAAAACAAATCGTCGAGATGGAATCCAAATTAAAAGAAGCAAACGATAAGATTGCTTCTGGTGAAGACGCAGTTAAATTAACTGAGTCTAAACTAAGAATTGCAAATGATCGATTCGAAAGAAAAGAAAAATTGCATGAATTAATGGCGCCACTTGGCAAAGAGAAGAAAGAAATTATGTCTGACCTACTTGAAAGTGTTAAAACTGAAAAACTGGAAGAGTCCTTTAACAAGTACTTACCTTCAGTTTTAGATGGCGAAACACCAAGAGTAAAGAAGACGTTGTCAGAATCAGTTACTAGTGAACACACTGGTAATAAGGCAACTGTAATAACAGAAGCCGATGACAAAGCGGAAAGTGTAGTTGAAATCGACACTATCCGTAAATTAGCCGGACTTTCAAAATAAAATAGGAGTTAGAAATGGCAGATTTATTTGAAAGCAACTGGTCCGCAACTAAGGAAGCCTTGCTTGAAGGATTAGATGGAAACAGAAAATCCTCATTAGATGTGGTCCTCGAAAATACAAAGAGACATTTGTCAGAGGCCGCAACTGCAGGTTCCACAGGAGCAGGTTCAGTAGCAACTTTAAACAAAGTAATGTTACCGTTAATTAGAAGGGTTATGCCTTCTGTTATCGCTAACGAGCTTGTTGGTGTTCAGCCAATGAGTGGTCCAGTTGGACAAATCCATACATTAAGAGTACGTTATGCGGAAACTGGTGGTGGAGCAACAGCAGGTGACGAGGCATTAAGTCCTTTCAAACTTGCTAACACATACGCGGGTAGCCCAGATGCAACAGCAGTTGCTGAAGGAAACCCAGGTAGAAAAATGTCAATCCAAATCTTAAAAGAGACTGTTGAAGCAAAAACAAGACGTTTAAGTGCTAGATGGACATTCGAAGCGGCTCAAGATGCAGAAGCAATGCACGGCGTAGACGTCGAAGCAGAAATTATGCAGGCTTTAGCACAAGAGATTGTAGTTGAAATCGACCAAGAAATTATCGGTTCACTAAGAACTCTTGCAGGTGCTGGAACAACTTTAGACTTTGGTTCATTAAGTGGACAAAGTGTTTACGTTGGTGACAGACACGCGGCTTTGGCTATTGAGATTAACAGAAGTGCTAACAGAATCGCGGCTAGAACAAGACGTGGTGCTGGTAACTACATTGTTGTATCTCCAGAAGCATTGACAATCCTACAAAGTGCGTCAACTTCTACTTTCGCTAGAACAACTGAAGGTTCTTTTGAAGCACCAGTGAACACTAAGTTTGTTGGAACTTTAAACGGAACAATCAGAGTTTTTGCTGATAACTATGCGGCTGACGGAACTAAAGTTCTTGTTGGTTACAAAGGATCAAGCGAAACTGATGCTCCAGCATTCTACTGTCC